CAGTAATCCGCTTTGCGGAAACATCAGAACTAGACATAAATGCCTCCTATTAGCTGAGTGCCGCGCCAATAGCAGTTACCCAAGCAGCGCCAGTGTTGATTACGATGCAGTATTCGTTGTTACCTGTGCCGTTATCGCTGACCATATAAGTAGTACCTACAGCAACATCACCAAAAGCTGGGAGGTCAGCAGTAGCTACAACGGGGATTTGAAAGCCATTATCCGAACGGACTGGGCCTGAAAAAGTGGTTTTAGCCATTATAAAGTTCTCACATGTGAGTTAAGGCAAATCTGTCTACATGTCGTCAGTCGGGTCTGTCAGATTCACCGGATTGTTTCCCGATATATGAGAACATACCACAGTGTGTGACTTTACGCAAACATAAAAAAGGGGGCCGAAGCCCCCTTAGTACAGCATGTTACTACGCTATTAAGCGCCGGGTGATCCGTAGATACCCAGTGGATCGGAAACGCCAAACGAGTAGCGTTCACGAGCCTTGTAACGGCTGTTGCCGGTATCAAAGTCAGCGTCCATAGAAGTAGCCATTGGGCTACGAACGAAGTGCTTCAAACCGTTAGGTACGTCAGTCATCAGGAACCAGCCATCAGTATCGGTCAGGTAATGGTTTACTGCGTAACCTTGTGGTACAGCGCCGTTGTTCATAATGGCGTTGATGTCGTTGTCAGCAGTTCCTACGCGACCTTCAGTCTCAAGCAAACGAGTTGCAACAAACTGTAGGGAAGGCGGGATAACTAGCTTCTTAGGCTTGGCCGCGATCAGAAGACCACGCTCATCGGTATAGCCAGCGATCTGAATGATAGCTGCTTCCAAAGAAGTTTCGTTGAGGTCAGCCGCAACAGCAGGGCGGTTAGAGTTAACTCCACCGCTAACCAGAGGGTGAGAAGTAGAGCATAGAACCTGCCCATCACCGTAGGTAGTGCCAGCAAAAGCGTTGTTCAGAATGTCCGCCGCTTTAACCTGCTTGGTGTACGCCATAGCGCGAGCCAGTGCTTTGGTGTAACGAGATGACAGAGAGTCATACAAGTTATCTTCAATCGCTTCTTCAGTGATTGAGAAACCCATTGCAACAGTTTCGTGCGTGTAACGTGCAGTCCATGCTTCCTGAGCATTATCATACTCAATTGCAGAACCTTCTGACTTAGTTGGGGCAGAGCCAAAACCAGACAGTTTAGTTTCTTCTTCAAAAGAACGGTCAGAGGTTTCAGTCTCGAAAATCTCTTTGTGCTCTTCGCCATATTTCGCGTACTCCAGACCGAATAGTGCGTTTAGTCCGGGGAGTAGCTCTTTAAGTAATTGACTTCTTGAAATAGCCATCTAGTTATTCTCCTACGATGCCTGTACCAAACTGGTGGTACGGTAGGTTAAATTTAACCAAGACATCAGTCTTAGCGTCGCCAATGGCAGAACCAGTTTTAGTTACAAAACCGATTACTTTAAACGCCTTAGTTGCAGTCGCAGTAGTAGCATCGATTGCAATGTTAGACTTACCAGTGGTGGTGTTTACAGAAGTTGTAGCATTCTGTGCGCCAGTCAGAGGGGCATTATGACCAAGAGCAGTCTGGGCAATAGCGCCATCAGCTTGTACTTGGAAAGTTACGCCCGGATCAGTTACTACGTAAGCAGTAGCGTTAGCAGTGCCTGAAGGGTAGTACTGAGCAAAAATCAACTGACCTTCAGCGTTGATGTATTCACAACCAACGAACACACCCAGAGCACCGATACCGTTGCCGCCAAGGTTGTTAGTAGTTGCGTCTGCACCAGTGCCAGAAGCAAGTTGGACGTATCCTGCGTTTAGTTCAACAATAGAACCATAGCCGATGTTCTGAGCTACGCCAGCAGGGGTAATAAGAAAAGCGTCACGGGCACCAGCGTAGGGTGTACCGTCAGCTTTACGTACGGGAACAAACCCGTATGGAGAGGCTGTAGTTGCCATTTATTTCACCTATAAAATGATTTAGTTATGACCCGTTACCGAAGGTAACTTTTGACCTGCGGTCGTTAAACAACGGCATTCGGGGGTCGTTTTCTCGCATTAGGCTGTTATCTACTGACTGCATCTGCGCGCTACTCTGATCTTTATAGTAAGTATTGCGCTCGTCAACCATTTCGATAGGAGCTTTACATAGCATTAGACCGCCGATTATCAAGTTGTCTTTGAACTTTTCGTTCTCAATGGACACAAGAGTAATCTCTGGGTGATCTGACGCTTTTACTGGCTCCCAACCTTCGCGTAGTTTTGAGGATACGTTAGTGGCATCTACGTTACCTTGCGTGCTTACACGAATCCAGCGAAATACGTAGCCCGGCTCGGGATTAGGAGAAGGTAGTACTTCTGGTCTAGTCCAAGCCGCTTTGCGGGCCGTTTTTTCACGGGTAACTTCTTCACGTTTAATTCTGTTCTCAGCCATTATACTTTCCTCATCTCTTCTGCAACCTTTTTGGCGTATAAATCTAGGGGGACTCCAAGTTTCTTAGCAATAGCCACTTGTGTTTGCGTTAGGCGCACCTTTTTAGGTGCTGTGCTCCGCGTAGCGGGTGCAACCACATTAGACTGTCGCTTACTTGATTTCTCCTCTGATTCTTCAATTTCCCCAAATTCTTCAGGGAAGGTATTTCGCATACGAGCATTAATAGTCTCGTAGTAATCATCACTAGTGGTGTCCACACCTTGCTTAACCAGCTTACTGTGTACACCCATAGCATAAGCTGTCATCTCGTCATCTGAACCAAACCAAGGATTTTCATTTGCCCATTCGGACGCTTTGGTATCTGGCTGAATTGGAGCTTCTTGCGGTATTTGTACAGGAATCTCAGCTTGTTGTAAAGGCTCTGGGACAAAATCAGATAACTTATCGGCCTTTATCTTGGCGTTAGTTATCTTTTCTTGCGCCTCAATTAGCTTATCTGCATCCCCCGCCTCATACGCCATCTTATATGCGCGTTTAGCTAGTAACATCTCTCCATTAGCAGTTTTCTTAGCTTGCTCTAGTAAAGCTGCTTGATTTTTTTCAACGCTATTCTTTAACTTGTTATTCTCCTCAACAAGCGATTTTGCGTAGTTTTCAAACTCTACTCGTTCACGATGTGCCGCTTCTTTGGCACGTCTTTCGTCATGGTACCCTTTACTAAAGTGCTGAATTCGTTTGCGTACCTTGTCCGAATAGTCCTCTAACTCTTCGTCGGTAAGGTCTTCAGGAGGTTTAGAGGCTTTGCGCCCCCTATCGGCTTTCGGCGTATCATCTACTACTTCTACCTCAACCTCAGATTTTTTCTCCTGTTTGGCAGGCTTTTCTTTCTCGACATCATCTTCTGCTTCACCAGATATGTCGATCTCCACTGCGCTAGAATTTTCCACTTCTATTACTTCCTCTTTCTCTTCATCAGGAAAGGTGTATTCTACTTTTTGAAATCCCATTATCTACTCCTCACACTCGTGTAACGCCACGAGGATCGCTTACTACTGCTTCAATTGAGTCATCGTTCATTAGACGATACTCAACACCACCTACTTTAAACCGTGTACCAGTATTGGCACGGAACATTACATAGTCTCCTGTCTTACACCAAGGGCCAGTAGTAAAACGCTCTTTATCAGAATACGCTTGTGCTCCCATATCGAGTACAACCCCGATGGTAGACATAATGTATTCGTTGTGTATTTCTTTATTAGACTTAATAATGCCGCTTTCGCCGTATGTATCTTCTACTTCCGGCATAGCTACTAAGACACGGTATCCCACGGGTGTGGGGATTTGAAGGTCAAGCTCTTCATCGTTTTCTGCTTCTTTAGGTACTATCGTTAACTCAGTCATCATCTTCTTCCAAATAATTACGCGAGAGGTCGTTTACATGATTCAGACAGGAAGTGAGACCTCGTAGCATTCCTGTTATTTCTTTGTACTGAGCGAAGTCTTTAGCCCCACCATTACCTAGAAATTCTGTTGCAGAGGACATGTCATCCTCGATTTTATTTTTGAGCACGTCAAAGACGGTTTTAGCCATGGTTTATTCCCTACGTTTGTTTGCAGAATCTGTTGCTGTTTTTATGGCGTCTAGCTTTAATTTAGTCGCATCTTTGCGCCTATCCGCAGCCATCTTAGCAACGGTTTTTTCGGTGTCTAGCTGTAGTTCTTGCTCTTCTAACTGTAGCTGCCCCTGATCTATAGCAGCATCAGCCATGTCTTTTTGCATCTTGCGCTGTAGTTCAGCCTGTTTGAGCTGCGCGTCCATCTGGTCTTTCTGAGCTTTACGCTGCACGTCTTGCTGCTTAATTTGTAGCTCCGCTTGTTGCATCTGTACAACGGGGTCTTGTTGTTTCTGCTGCGCCTGCTTTTGCGCTGCTTCTTGCTTGTGCTGCTGAGTAAGCTGCTTACCGCCCTCCGCTACTAGTCTAGCCAATTGTATTTCTGTTTCTTCTGTAAGTTCTTCATTAGGCGCTGGTAGGGGGGCTCCTAACTTCTCTTCCATCTGAGAGCGGTACAAGAACCCTAGGTGCTCCGCTATGTGAGCCTGTAACGCAGCCATTATCCTCTGTGCTTGTGGGTTCTGACCTACGGTCTGTGCAATCATCGGGTCTTGCATAAACGACTGATGCGTAGCTATATGTGCTGCATGGTCTTGGTAGATGAACGCTTTTATGGGGGTACCTGTTAGCGCGTTCATGTTTTCGCTTACGGGATCAGTAGGTTTCACGTCATCTTCCGTAGGTACTAGCTTGTCAGCGTTCTTGACGCCGAGCACTTCAATCATCTGACGATGTAATTGAGGTAGGTTGTATATCTGGGGTGCCTGTTGCGCCATCTGCAACACTGCTTGGTACTGGACTACACGTTGCGCCATAGTAGAACTGTTAGGGTCACTAACAGGGATTACATCGACCATAGCGTAGTCAGCTTGGCGGGCAGCTACTTCACCTCTATTAGGCATATAGTCGTATTCCACTGATGCTTCTTCAGCCATGATAGCTTTGAGCATCTTGAACTCTAGCTTCATGGCGTAGTGGACGCGTGCCTGTACCGCAGCCATAGGCTTTAACGTACGTTCTAGCAATGCTAACGTAGTTCCTACAGGTGCATTCGCAGACATATCAGATATGTTCATATCACTGATAGCGCCTAAACGACGGCCTTCAGTGGTAATCTGGTTAAGTAACGCTAGCAGAGTTTGGCTAGGCTCCTTATAAGGTAGGGGCATGATGTTTTCACGGATACTGCCTGACGGTACATCTACATCTTTAAACTCGCCCGGTTCGATTGGGGAGTCATCGCCTTTAATACGCAATCCACGAGACTTCAAACCGCCGGGAAGGTTAGATAGGGTACCAGCGTCCACCAGTTGTCGTATAATCGACGTTCCTGCTTTAGCGTACCCCCCTACTATATGTATGAGTCCGAGGCCGTAGAAGCCAAATCCGGGCACGTATACGTAATGTACAAAGTGCTGGCGCTTCATGGTGAGCATGTCTTCCTCGTCCCAATTACGACGAATGGCAAGTATTTCTTCTGTACCACGCTCTATCGTGACGATGTAAGGTTTAGCTATGCCATCCTCATCGTCTACGCCTTCAATGATTATATCGGCATGAATCTCGTATATCGTGTAGCGATCATCATCAGTGATGTCGTACCCGCCTTCCTCGGCTTTCTTTTCTTCGATGTCGGTGTGGAACGGGCGAGGGTCTCCTAACTCTACTCCTGCATAAAAGCCGCTCACTTGCAGCTTCATTATTTCGTTCTTGGTTTTACGCATTACGTGGGTAACGCGCTCGGCGGATTCGATGTTAGATGCGCCGTAAGGCACGATAACGTCTTCTGCTGGGATATAGATAGCGGCTTGTCTACCTATATTGGGGTCGAAGTAAACCTTCTTAAACGCCGATCCTGCAAGTCCTAGGCTATATAGCATTCTCTCGTGTTCTGGACGGTACTCCACCATGTTCTCTGTAAGCTCATAGTTCATGTCCGCTTTTACACGTTCTGCTGCTTCTAGCTTCTCTTTAGTCTCTTTACCTAGAACCTTTACCCTTACCGGCCCTTGAGCAGGGAAAGTCTCACTCATGGTCTCTGCTTGGAACCGGATAGCTGCCTCGGCTAGAACTGTAGAGTTCACGCCACATGCGCCCTGCCAAGGAGTCGTACGCTCTTCGTACTTAAACCCTAGGATGTCTAGCCCTTTAACGTATGTTTCAGCCCAGTCTTTACGGCTGTCCACGTCTGCGTCAACCATACCTATTAACTCACCTGATAACTCGTTTAAGAGTCCTTCGTCAAGTGCGTCCACCAAGTTAGCATCAAACGCCATTAGGTCAGTCTCGTTAGCGTCAGGGATCAGGGTGATCTCCATACTACCGTCGGATAAGGTTACCATTTCAGGATCAACTATCTCGATAGACAAGTCCGCTTCCATGTCCGCTTCTTCTACTTCTACGTCTTCTATGCTTTCTGGTGCGGCGTAGATACCTTTCTCAATTGCCATTTTGTAACCTCTTAATAAAACCCGCTACCGCGATGTTTAAAGTATTTAATTTCTTCTGGCTCATCAGTAGGTAGTCGTATAAATCCGCCTTGTCTGAACCGCATAAGTGCCATAACTGTGGAATCCACCAGATCGTCATGGCTCATAAAGGGAAACCCTGCGATCTCTTCTACTACTTCCTCTGCCCATCTAGTTTGTGGAACCCATACTAACCCAGATTGCACGATGTCGGATACAGAGTTTAGACGTGCTAGTTTATCACCAGAACCTCTATGGGGGGTATATTCTTGTACAAGTAAGCCCATACGTCGCATTTCTTGGTACAACGCTACACCGGAACTCTTTTTCTCTACTATAAAAGCATCTGGTTCCCACTCCGTGTACTGATCCATAGCCAACTCTTTTAGCTCGTGGAACTCCATACGCTCTTTTATACTGTTAAGCAAGATTATATTATACGCCGAAGTCTCCTCATTAAGGAACACTCCCCACGTAGTCAACGCCGTATAGTCGGCACGGTTGTGTTTTTCGGCTGCGGAGTCCAAAGACATAATTATATATTCGCAGGGCGGGGGTCGCTCGGCATCCCACTCATTCCACCACTCTCTTTTTACTAGCGCGGCCTCTTCGGCGGTGGGTTGTTGCTGATACTGAGCATTCCACTGGAACGTAGGCATTGATGCCTTGGTACGTAGTAGCGCCTCGAGGTCAAAGAACTCGGGCCACAGGGGCTTCTGTACCGGCTTCCCTGTCTCTTTGTCGTCTATATCTAGTATTGCAGGGAACTCAATGACCTCATACTGATCCGCACGCTCGTTCTGAGCCATATCCTTCACAACACGCCCTGTTAGGTCGTCCATATGCCATCGTGTCTGGATAATAGCCACACTACCCCCCGGCATCAGACGGGTACGAGCACCGAATGTGAACCACTCATATGCCTTCTCAAAGACAATAAAGTTGCCGTTAATCACGTCTTGCTCAGAGTGTGGGTCGTCTACAAGCAGTAAATGCGCACCACGGCCCGCTAGAGCTGATCCAACACCACACGCGTAGTACTCCCCGCCCACACTAGTACTCCAGCGACCGGCTGATTTAGAGTCACTGGCGAGCTTTACTGTAGGAAATATGTCTGCGTAGGCTTCACTGGCGATAATATTCCGCACCTTACGTCCGAAGTCTACAGCCAGATCGGTAGTATGTGACACCATCATAACCTTTTTGTCCGGGTTACGCCCTAGGTACCACGCCGGATAAAAAATAGATACAAGCTGAGACTTGCCGTGACGGGGTGGTATGTTTACGCACGCCCTATCCTTATCTCCTCGCTCGATGGCCATTAGGAGGTCGGCCAACATGCGGTGGTGCTTCCCAACTAGGTAGTCAGGCTGCATAAGTTTACAAAATTCGATTAAATCGTCATGTGCGGCTTTAACTGTACGCCGTTTGTCTAGTTCATCGACAAGTTTCTCTATCTCTACCGCCTCATCAACGCTAAACATGTCAATATTATCCAACATATGCTGGATTTCTTCTTGAGTAAAGTCTACAGAGGTGCTAGGCGCAGTCATTTATAGTCACATCAGCGGTAGTTACCACCACTACTCGCGCCCCACAGCTTAAAATCGGCTTATCTGTGGTACTTTGCAGCACTTCAGACGGCCCATTTATAGT